GCCCTTAAACCAAGAGGGTAAACCTAATAAAGGTCTTTTATCTAGATAATTTTCTTTAGCTTGTTTAGAATTAGCTTTGTTATAATGTAAAAACACCTGTCCACAGTGTTTGCCTTTAAACTCTTCTCTCCAATGTTCAAGATCACAACCTGAGTATATTAACATATCGCCTGGTTTAAGATCTACTTTAATACCAGCATGACCTTCTTTACCTGTGGGGTCAAGATATATTGGCCAATCATCACCACCAAGATTTAATGTAGTAGATATCTCACAAGAATACCTATCTTTGTGTCTGTGTAATACATCTCCATTTTTATATATTCTTGCATAAGAATATGTGGGACTTAATTTAAGTCCTGTATGTTTTTCCATTACAGGTTTTACCTCTTGTAGTAGTGTTTCCATCGCAATGTCCGCATAATGAGAATATGTATTTGGAACTTGGTTATCATTCCATACACCAAAGTATTCTGTAAAAGGTGATATGTATTTTTGATCAAATAAAAAACCAGCAACTTTTCTTTTATTTAAAAAATATTTATATATAAATTCTGCTAACTCAGATGAAATAGCTTTTTTTAACACTGTATATTTATTTTTTTTAAACGACATTTAATACTCCTTTAGGTATGGCTTGACAATTAAAATGTATAAATCGAAACGGTTCATATCCTACATCAACTATATATTGATGAGGTAGGTATGATGGAAAAAATATCATAGTGCCTGGTTTAATTTTATAAACAATTTGTGAGGTTGCAAATGTAACATTTTTTTTATCTTTTTCTGGTAAAAGATTCATAAGATTACCTGGTCTTGGGTCTTCAAAAACAGGTAAAGAAGTTCTCTCACTGCATTTTAAAAAATAAAAACCAGACATGTGTCCATTCCAATGAGTATGTAAAGAATGATAGCCACCTCCTTTTTTAGCAAACTCTTGCACCCATAATTCTGTAATAAAAACTTTATAATTTGTTAAATCAAAACCCATCTCACCTAAAAGATTATGTGAAGTAGCACCAACATAGTTTTGTAATTGTAAAAAATTAGGATCGTTAATTAAACTTTTTGAGTGAAAGACATTACCAGCATCTCCTTTATTACCAAATTTTTTATTTCTTTCATTAATCTGAGGTTTTAAAATTTTTTTTGATTCTTCAATGTAAGAATCAGAAGCTTTATTTAATGAATCTACAAAACAAGGTTCTTCAGCAGACCAAATAGGTGTTGCAAAGTATTGTTCTAATTTAAGTTTTTTAGGATAGCTTTTAACTTTTTGTTTTTTCTTTTTCATAATTTATTAAAAATAATTAAAATTAACTGTTACTCTTCTTTTATTATTGTCACATAGACTACTTGCATGAGGAACACTCGGATCAAATAACACTGCTCTGTTTGCTTTTGCCTCAACTGTTTTACCTTTAAAATAAGTAGGACCATTATTATTATTTATATAAAACAAACATCCTTTGTGTTTAAACGGATAGTCACTGTGATATTCGTTTTTTTCTCTTTTATGCACTGGACAATAGTTATTTGCTTTTATTCTTATAATACTCTTACACTCTAGTTTATTAATTACTGGGAGCCACATGTTAAACCAATCACTAACAACACCAGGTTCTCTATAAAAAGTATGTGTAAAATAAAATTTATTGTCAGGATCTCTTGTCATAAAATCATTATAATACCAAGGAAAATTACTTCCTAAGATAATATTTTTAATATTATTAAATTTTTCTTTTTCTAAAAAATTATCTATTACTTGAATGGCCATCCTAAACTCCATATAACTAAACTGTTTCTTTCTCCACTTTTAACAGGACAAACTCTATGCCATACAAAAGAAGGAAATACAACTAAAGAACCTTTAGGTAATATTTCTTTACATTTAACAATTTGTTTCTTTTTATGTGGATCTTTATTTCTAAAATCAAATTCTAATTCTCCACCCTTATATTCTTTTGAATCAGATAAGCTAACTGTAACAGATAATTTTCTTACTTTATTATTTTTTGGATTTTGTGGATCATCGGGATATAGATATGGTTCATCCCAACTATCACAATGCCAGTCATAATATTGACCTTTTTCATATTTTGTAAATTGACATGTTTCAGACCAGTCCCATTGAAAATTCCAACCTGCATTTCTATTTGCTTGATTAATGTAGGGTTGAATTTCTTTATAAATCCATTGGTCTTCCATCCAAACTATATTTGAATTTCTTTTCTTTTTTAAATCTTTAATTTGTTTTTTATTTAATTTTTTAGGGTCGTCACCTAACCCACCTGTTAAAGCCGTTTGATCTTTTAATTGATGTCCATATTTTACAATATCATCACAAATACGTGAAGGTATGGCTGATTGAAAATACCAATAATGATTTCTTAAGTTCATATATCTTTATATAAAAGATATAACATTTAACAAAAAATTGTCAATGTCGAGTTAGATTTCTAAAGTTCCACTTACTGTGAATGTTGCTATTTTTGTACTACCTGGTGCACATGCTATGGTGTTCGTACAAGGTGCGATTGTAGCACAAATAGAATTTGGATATCTTAAAAGAACTACACCAGATCCACCAGATCCAACTTTAGGAGCACTTGTAGGTGCAGATTCACCGTTTCCTCCACCGCCACCACCTCGGTTTGTGGTTCCATTATTAGGTCCGCTTGCATTACCTGGTCCAGTTCCTGGAACTCCAGCTCCACCAGTTCCGCAAGGGCTACCTCCCCCTGCTGATCCAGGATTGTAAGCTCCACCTCCTCCACCTCCAGCGTAAGCTAAAGATGAACCTGAAATTGAATTCGATATACCGGCTCCGCCTGCTGCACCAGCACTACCCGGTCCTCCTGTAGAAGATGATCCGACCGCTCCTCGGCCTCCGCCGCCCGACGCTGCAAAACCTCCAGCACCTCCGCCACCATTATTTCCTTGTGGTCCTCCAGCACACGCTGCTATTGGAGGAGTATTTCCAGAACCTCCGGTTCCTTGGTGTGTTCCACCTGATCCAGATCCTCCTGGAGAGGTAGGAGAAGGTCCAGGTCCATGTCCTCCTCTAGTCGCTGTTTTAGAAAGTGGTGCAAGTGCGCCCGCTTGTGTAACAATTGTTGTGTCAGTTCCTAATCCGGCTGTGCCACCAGCTCCAATTGTAATGTCATAAACTCCTGAATCTAAGGCTAGTCCTGCTGCACAAGAATTACAATATGAAAATAATAACCCTCCAGCGCCGCCTCCGCCGCCGATTCCTCCTCTTCCTGATCCCCCTCCAGCAACCATTAAATAGTCTGCTGTAAATGGGTTAGGTGCTAAGCCACCACCACCGGATCCAAATCCTAAGATTTGAAAACCAAAATTTTTTCCTCTTGATTTATTTGTTTTTGAACTTTTGCCTCCACTGCCACCTTGGAGAACATTTATTTTATGGTCTCTCATATTCTATTCCTTATGCGTCGTTAGCAGCGTCTGTAGTAAAGAATAATTTAATTCCAAGTAATCTTGCATCAGCATTTAGGGAGTCATCTGACACATCTCTAGTTATTTGAAAGAAAACATACTCATCTGTACTAGGTGAACCAGCTATCGTAACTGCTCCACTTTCTGCTGTAATATCTAAATCATTTGATGTACCGCTGTGTGCTTTTGCTGTAGGTGCAACTGCTGTTCCAAAAGCAGTATTTAAATCACCACTATCTGCTAAAGCAACACCCGCTAAATCCCAAGACACAGTTCCTGTGTCTGTTGAAGTAGCTGTAAAAAATGCTTGAAAAGTTACTGTGCCTTCGTTCCAAGATTTAGGAAAAGCAACTGCAAATTGAGCACTTTCATCAGTGTCTTTGTCAAAATCTAAAACTTTTAATTCTGGTCCGTTTCCTAATTCTACTTGCGCAGCCTCTGCACCATTTGTAGTATTACCATACATTGCAACTGCTGGAATCCATATAGTTTCTTTTCCTGCAACTTTTACTGCAGATCCACCAGCTTGAACAACACCGTTTCCATTTGGTGCAAGATTAATATTTCCATCTGCTCCATCTGTTATTGTAATTGTTCCTGAGTTAGTTCCTGAGTTTGTATCTAATATTAAATCATGTGCCCCACTAGTAGTAAGGGTAGCGTTTGCTGCTCCTGTTCCAATTCTAGTTTCTCCAGAACCTTTTGGTTTAATGTGGATATCAACATTAGTTTCTCCACTAGCACCTAAGATTGGTGGATTACCAGTTGCAGCATTAGTTACTTCTAATTCATTAACTGCTGAGGCTGTTGTTTGAAATATAATTTGTTCTGCTCCATTTGCATCCGCAATAAAACCTGCATCTGCAATTTTAGGAGCTGTTAAAGTTTTGTTTGTTAAAGTCTGTGTTCCAGTAAGTGTTACATCACCTGAACCAAAACCCATATCTATAATATCTGGATTTACACCATCGTTTGCAGAAGCAAATACAATTTTAGTTGTTGCAGGTGCTACCGCTACACTGTCACCTGATCCTGAAACATATTTAAATGTTACGTTTTGTGATCCACTTGTAGAATTTTTTAAGAAATAAAAAGTTTGAACATCAATAGGTATAGTTACATTTCTTCCTGAAGTTAACGATCCTGTAAATTCTATCATTCTGTGTGCAAGAGTTGCACCAGTTGATCCATCAGATACAGATAAATCTGTATCTCCTGAATCGGAGACAGCTTGTTGTGTAAACCCACCAGATATTTGTTCTACTATCTGTAAATTAGTATTAGTTTTTGTTCCCCATGTACCGGCGTTTTCACCAGTTGCCTGAAGTTCTATACCCAAAGGGCTGAATGTTGATGCCATAAATTATCTCCTATGCGACGTCACTATATGTTATA